AAGTACAGCAGCAATATGCCCCTCAGCCCCAGCAGGCACCGCCCCAACAAGCACAGCCCCAGGTACAGCCGCGCAAGCCTGACCCTCGGGCCGAGGAATGGGCCGCAGAAAATGAGTGGTTTGGCCAGGACCGATCAATGACTTATGCTGCGTGGGGCATCCACCAGCAACTGATTGAGGAAGAGGGTGTTGACCCCACCACAGATGAGTATTACACTGAACTGAATCGAAGAATTAGGGACCAGTTCCCGAAACGCTTCGCTGACGACAGTAAGTCGTCAAACCAGTCCACCAGACAACAGCGTTCCGCACCGGCTGTTGCCCCTGCTTCCCGTGGTTCGGGAGTAAATAGTGTGCGCCGAACTGTCCGGCTTTCGCCGAGTCAGGTTGCTATTGCAAAGAAACTGGGCGTTCCTCTTGAGGAATATGCCAAGTACGTGAAGGAGTAAGACCATGAGCGAAATGAAAATTGATCGTGCCAGCCGCAACGCGGACACCCGTGCCAAAGCTGAACGCCGCAAACCTTGGTCGCCGCCATCGCGTCTTGACACGCCCCCTGCCCCTGAAGGTTTTGAGTACCGTTGGATTCGCTCTGAGGTCAACGGTTTCCAAGACAAGCAGAACGTCTATTCCAAGCTGCGCGAAGGTTATGAACTCGTTCGCCTGGAGGATGTGCCGGAGGAATATCACCATGTTCTTCCGACGATGGACGATGGCAAACACGCCGGAACCATCTCTGTTGGCGGACTCTTGCTTGCCAAGATTCCGAAGGAAACCATCGCCGAGCGCAATGAGTATTTCCGCCGTAAGGCCCAGGACCAGTTGATTGCAGTGGACAACGAGATGATGCGTGAAAACGCTCACTCTTCAATGAGAATCCAATCACCAGAGCGGACTTCTCGCACAACCTTCCGCCAGCCCTAACTGGGTTGGTAATCCACACTTTTAGCAGGAGCTAACAAATGGCAAACGTAAATAAGCCTTTTGGTCTGCGACCCCTGGGTAACTTGTCTGCTACCGGCGCTCAAAAGCAGTACGGCTATCAGATTGAGGATAACTACGGGACCGCGATCTATCAGGGCGACCTAGTTGTGGTCTATGACGGCTACATCATCAAGTACAACGCAGCTACCCATGCCGCCCCCACTGGCGTGTTTAACGGCGTTCAGTACAACGACCCCACCCGCGCTCAAAAGCCGACTTGGAAGAACTTCTATCCCGGCAGTATCAACATCACCACCGGCATCATCGCCTGTGAAGTGTTGGATGATCCGAGCCAGTTGTTCATCGTCCAAGCTGACGGCGCTGTCACCCAAGCCAACATCGGCAAGAACGCTGATCCGACCGCTTCTACCACTGGCAGCACCACTTCTGGTGTTTCCGCTGGTTCGCTGTCGTCGGCCTCTATCGACAAGGCTGCCGCGCTGACCTTTAAAATCGTTGGCCTCTACGAGTCCCCGGATAATGAACTGGGTACCAACGCAGTGGTTGTTGTCAAACTTAATCAACACCAGTACGGCAGTGTCGGTGTTGCTGCTGATGGAGCGTAATCATGGCAATCACCCGTTCACAACTTGTCAAAGAGCTTGAGCCCGGTCTGAACGCTCTGTTTGGCCTAGAGTACAAGCGGTACGAAAACGAGCACGAAGAGATTTTCTCGATTGAGACCTCTGACCGTGCATTCGAAGAAGAGGTCATGCTGACCGGCTTCGGCTCCGCCCCGGTGAAGACCGAGGGTGCCGGTGTCGCGTATGACAACGCCATCGAGTCGTTTACCGCTCGCTACACGCACGAAACCATTGCAATGGCATTCGCGCTGACTGAAGAGGCCGTGGAGGACAACCTCTATGACCGCCTGTCGGCTCGCTATACCAAAGCGCTGGCTCGTTCGATGGCCAACACCAAGCAGGTCAAAGGCGCCTCGGTGCTGAACAACGCTTTCACTGGCGGCCAATATGCCGGTGGTGACGGTGTTGCTCTGTGCTCGACCGCGCACCCGACCGCCTTGGGCCCTGACTTCTCCAACCGCCCCACTGTTGCTGCTGACCTGAACGAGACCTCTCTTGAGCAGGGCATCATCGACATCGCGGCGTTCACGGACGAGCGTGGCCTGAAGGTTGCTCTGACCGCCCGCAAGATGATCGTTCCTAAGGAACTGCAGTTCACCGCTGAGCGACTGATGAAGTCCACTCTGCGCACTCAGTCCGCAGACAACGACATCAACGCGATCAAGTCCATGGGGCTGATCCCCGAGGGCTACGCGATCAACCACTTCCTGACCGATGTCAACGCATGGTTCCTGATTACCGATGCGCCCAACGGCCTGAAGATGTTCAATCGCTCGCCCATTCGCACTGCCTTCGAAGGCGACTTCGATACCGGCAACGTGCGCTACAAGGCCCGCGAGCGTTATTCGTTCGGCTGGTCTGACCCGCGTGGTATCTACGGTTCCCCAGGAGCCTAAGAAACCAGGAAAAGGGCCCCTTGTGGGCCCTTTTCTTTTGGGGTATATTGCAACCACCCCGGGGTTTCCGGCGCTTCTGACAGGTCCCGGCCTGACAACATGCAGACAGGGCGCCCCCAATACTCGCATGTGAGGATCAAATGGCAAACACCACTTTCACTGGCCCGGTTCGTTCCCAGAACGGTTTCCAGTCCGTCACCAAAAATGCCACCACTGGCGCTGTTACTGTTGATGCTACGTTTGGCGCAACCACTAGCGTTACAGATTTGACAACCACCAATCTGGTCTTCACTGACCAAAACCACCCAACGACTGCTGCAATTAATGCAACAGGTGTCGCCACTGCCGCACAGGTCGTCACTGGCTACATCACCTCCACTTCCGCCTCCCCCACGACCATCACGCTGCCCACAGGCACGCTGTTGGGCGCTGCTCTTGGTGCGGCCAGGGGCACTGTGATGGACTTGTATGTGGACAACACTGCTGGCGCGAGCACCGTGACTATCGCTGTTGCCACCAACGGCATCTTGTCCAGCGCTGCGGCAGACACCCCCGGCAGCTTTGGCGACTTGACGATTGCCGCTGGCGCAACGGGCCTTGCTCGTTTCACCATCATGTTCTCCAGTGCCACTGCATACGTCTTTACCCGTACGGCCTAATTGATCTACAGGGGCTTTGGCCCCTGGTTTAAAGGAGATTGATTATGTTTCAGTATGACGTAAAAGCGAAGACGGTCACCGCCACCGGCGCATCCGGTGTTGGTCTTCCCCGTGCTCGCATCAAAGGGGTATATGCCTTACTGGGCGCTTCTGCGGGCTCCGTCTCGTTTAAGGATGGTGGCTCCGGGGGCACAGAACTGCTGAAGTTTGACACCCCTGTTAGTTCTGCCACGGGCAACATGTACGTCATCATTCCAGGTGATGGCGTCCGGTTTGAGGCAGACCCCTACATCACCCTCACAAACGTGACCTCGGTGACGTTCTTCTACGGATAAGGAGTCCAACATGGGACGCGCAGCAAAAATGGCAATTCCGGAGTACCAAGGCGAAATGCAGCCGGGCGCTCAAAAACAAGACATGTCCAAGGGCGGGCCTAAGCAGACCCCTCGCAAAGACTACCAGAAGCCCTCGTCTTCTGTGGCTCCGCGTGGCGTGGGCCAAGCTCGCAACAAGCAGTGCAAGATGTACTGAAATGGCTAAGTCTCCAGCATGGCAGCGCAAAGAGGGCAAGAACCCCAATGGCGGCTTGAACGCCAAGGGCCGGGCTTCTGCCAAAAAACAGGGCATGAACCTCAAGCCCCCTCAACCCGAGGGCGGCAGCAGGCGAGACTCTTTTTGCGCCCGCATGGAGGGCATGAAGAAAAAGCTGACCGGGGAGAAGGCCAAGAAGGACCCGGACAGCCGCATCAACAAGAGCCTTCGGGCTTGGAATTGCTAAGAGGGGCCCATCATGGCTAAGAAAAAAATCGGTCGTGCGCTTGCAGGGTTGGCTGCGCTGGGGACGATGGGTGCTCTCGCGGCAAGAAAATCTAGCCTCGCAAACGAGGAGCGGGTGCGTTCAATGTCCCCCGCACCCCCTGCACCGATGAGACAACGGAATGCTTTGGAAGAGCTTCAGGAGGACCTTCAACGGGTCATAGAAACGGATCGCGCTTCTCGCGGTAAGCCGGTTATAACCCCCGAGGAACATGCAGATATTATGCATGATGTTAAGGGTGTACGAGACAGTTCCGGTATCCCTTGGAAAGCGGGAGATGGGGTTCTTCAAGAGGCAAACCCCTCTGTGCGTCCGGCAAGACCAGGAGGCAACCTTACAAGATCAAGGGTCGGGCTTGGCCTTAAAGGTGACCACTATGTTGGTAGAAATCTCGAAACGCTTGACCCAGCAACTGATTCAGTAGATCCTAGTTCGCCTTTTTATAAAAAAGGCGGCGAGGTCAAGAGCCGGAGCAGCCGGAGCAGCCGGAGCAATGCCTCCAGGCGCGGCGATGGGATTGCCATCAGGGGCAAGACAAAGGGCAGGATGCTGTAATGGACTTGCCGCTGTGGAACGTAGTCCTTTCCTTTATCTCCGCCCTGATTCTCCTCTGGGTGAAGGTATCCACGGACGAGGTCAAGCGAATTCAAATTTTGCTCAACCGCACCCGGGAAGAGATTGCGAAAGAGTATGTCACGAAATCGGAAGTCCACAACGACATCAATCGGGTAATGGCCCGGTTGGAACAGTTAGACCTCAAGCTGGATCGCCTGATCATGGAGCATCGCGATGCCAGCGGTAAGTAAGAAGCAAAAAAGGCTGATGGATGCTGCGGCACACAGCCCTGCGTTTGCAAAGAAAGTCGGCATCCCATCGGATGTCGCAAAAGATTTTAGTGAGTCCAGCAAGGGGCTTAAATTTAGAAAAGGCGGTGGCGAAATGAAAAACTGTGGAACCAAGGGATACGCTAAAGGCGGTCTGGCCAAGCGCGGCCAGGGCATCGCAAAAAAGGGCTTTGCCAAGGGCG